CATTACGCGGCTGCTCCTAGGATGTCTACCTTTTCCTGCTGCAAGGCCCGAAGCTCGCCACGGATCTCGTCAAGCTTCTGAGTCTGTTTGCGGTACTCAGCGATCGCGGGATCTTCTCGCCCTGATGCCAAGGCCAAGAACTGGGCTATACCCTCGCTAGAGCGAACGTCGTTTGCCTTCAAGGCTTCGTTGGACTTGCCGCCAAGGGCGGCGGCACGCTCGGAAAGAATGTCGCCAATGTCGCCACGCTTCCCGGCCATCTTCTCGTCAATTGCTGCAGCCTTTTTCGACGCCTCTTCCTGTCGCTTGCGTGCGTCTTCGGCGTCTTTCTTCGCCTTAGCGTCCGCAGCTGCGGCTTCCCTTGCAGCCTTATCGTCTCGTTGCTTCTGTGCCCTTGCTCGCTCACGCTCAGCACGGGCCTCTGAGTCGTTCATTCGCTCTCGGGCACGGTTGACAGCACGCCCTGCCGGGCCTTCCGGCGCGCTCTGCGAAGAGTTGCCGCCAAACACTGCGCGGCTAGCTGCTGCACCGGCGTTAGACGCGGCACCTTCCATCTCTGCAGCGTTTTGCTGAGCTTGTTTTTCGGCGTTTGCCGACAAGTCTTTGCCAAACTTCTCAAGGTCACTGGAAACCCACGAGCCGATGCCTTCAAGGAACTTGCCTAGCCCCATGGCCAACACGTTGCCAGCAATCTGAAACAGATTGAAACCTGCCCGCAAAATCTCTGCGACGGCAGTGAACACGTTGCCGGTAAACTCAAACACAGAGCCAACTTCCTGCAGAGTCACACCAAAACCATCAAACTGGGCTACGGCATTGTCAAAGATGCCAGCGAAGTAGTCCGCCACGTCTAGCAAGGCGTTGGAAATCGTGTCGGCAATGCCGCCGCCTTCGCCTCCGACGTTGTTGAACTCTTCCACGAACGCCAGCAAGTCGTTAGCCAGCGACTCAACGACAGGGGCAAGGTTGCCAACCACCTGGCCGATGATGCCGTCAAAGGTGGCCTTCACCATGTCTAGGGCGCGATTCATGCCGCCGATGGCTTCCACCTGGTCATCGCCCACGATGGCCCCTAGCCTTCGCATACGCTCTTCAACTTCGGCAAGGTTCTGATTCATCAACGGCAGCAACTCAACGCCGGCCTTGCCAAAGATTGAAACGGCGGCGGCTGCTCGCTCCGCTGGTGTTGGCAATGCCGAGATGGCGGCCTGGATGGCCTTAAACTGATCTTCCGGTGCCATTGCCTGCAGTTGCTGAAAGTCCAGCCCAAGCTTGGTAAACGCTTCGGTTTTTCCGCTTTCTGCTGCTTGGCCGATTTCCACGCCAAGCTTTTGAACGGCTCCGGTTACGTCATCAATGCCTGAGAGCTTGGCGGCCATCTGCAACGCTTGCAGCGACTCAACGCCAATGCCCGTGCGTTGTGCCAAGTCGCTCATGGCGTCCACGCCTTGGGCAACATTGGCTGCGTAACTGCCAGCCGCTCGAGCAGCCGACATAAACGCATCGGCGGCCATGCCAATGCCCTTGGCAACCACGGCCCCAATGGCGATGTTCTTGATAAGCGACAGGTCGCTGGAAGTTTTGCGGGCCTGATCGCCCAGCCGGTCCATCGCCTTGGCGGCTTGGTTGGCACCTGACACAACGCCGCCGGCGGACATGCTTGCCCGCATCGCCAGTGCCAGAGTTGTTGCCATACGTCACCGCTTCAGCTTTGAGAGTTCCGCTGCGATCTGTGCGCCAGTCATTGGCGGCCGTTCGATCGGCATGAAATCTTCTTCGTTTGGTGGCCTGCCCTTTGTGTATGGGGCCAGAGTCGCCGCCACTATTCGCCCTGTCTGCCGCCAGCCTCCGAGATCCAAAGGTGCCACGTACCTGTGCATTGCCAGCCAACCCTTGAACTCAGCTACGCTCATCGTGCGGCCAAGTTCCTCAACAGTTCGCCCCAACGTCCCGGCCAGCAGATACACAAAGGCATCCAGCGGCCGGGCTAGGAGTTTTTTCCGATGTCCTCAATCTCCTTCTCGTCTAGGTCGTTGTGCCGCTGAGCAATCTTGAAAAGCCGCGCCCCAACGGTGCCGCTCAGTCCCTTGAGTTGCTCGCTGGTGAAGAGCGGCTTTCCGTCCGCGTCAACTAGGCACTTGCACAAATACCGCGTGCGGTAATCGTCAATGCCCTCTCCCTTGGCTCGCAGGCACGCGAGTTCCCACGCCTGCAACTCGCCAAGCGGCATCGTGCGAACCCACACGTCGCACTTCCACTCAGGCACGTTGACCTTGAGAGACTGCGACTGATCAGCGGCAAGGATTTCTTCAGCAAGCCCCATTACGTTGTCGCTCCTAGTTTGAATGCCACAGAGTATTCCTGTAGCTCTCCTACACTAGCCCGCCATGCAAGCGATTGGATGATTGCAACGCCGTTCCAATACTGCTCCCCGCCTAACCCAAACTTGTACACAACAAAGTCACAAGTCTGCCCGACTAGGGAATCAGTAATCTGACTGCGTGAGCGCATGACGAAAGACGCGGTGCCGTCGTCCGTGTCTGCTGGCCGAAACTTTTTCTTGCGGACAGTAGACGTGCGAGGAGTGACCTCAACGGTGTCAGCTTGCACGCCGTCAATAGACGCACTTGTGACTTCCTCAAAGTCAATGTCTCCGAAGTCGCCACTGATGGTGACGCCGATGCCCTGCGAACTAGTTGCCACGACGGCCTCCCGTCGTTACGACTTCACCTTGAACGTAAGCGACTGCTTTACGAGCTCGCCAACGCTGTAGGCAACACTGGAGCTTGAGACGGTTGCCGTGTAGGTCGTGCTGGCAAACACAAGGTTGCCTGACGTGCCAATAGCTAACGCGGTGGCCCCGTATGCCTCGCAGCTCACCTCGTTGTCAATGAGGGCAGGTGACTGGTAGGTGCGACTTGCACCGCTGGAGAGGCCAAGGTGCGAGTTGTCAAGCAGATCGCCGCCAGGCGTGACAGTGACGCTAGTGACGGTGTACGTGCTGCCGCTGAAGGTGAACGTATTGCCCTGCGAATCAGTCGCCATCGTGGCCTCTCCTAGTGAGTTTTGGGCGGCAAAGCCCTACTCACAAACTAGGCGACCAATAGGCACCCCTTGCAGTTACTTGCCGGACTTATCGGCTTTCTTCGCGGCGTACTTTGCAAGCTGTTTCTGAGCATTTACGAGCCCTTGCCGCAGTTCTTTTGTAAGGCTTGCGGCCACCTGCGGGCTGACTTGTTCCCATGTCTTTCGCACCGGGTGCTGGGCCTTCACGGCTGGCAGCACAAGCACCTCGCCAGCCTTGGCGGCCTTGAAAAAAGACTTAGGGTACTTCGGCGTGGCCTGCACGACCTTGCGTCCGCCCTTCACCATTCTTTGGCGACGGATGGAAAAAGGCCCAAGGCTTCCAAAACTGGACGCAATCATAAAACCACGGCTTGATCGTGTTTTGACTTTGCGCTCCTTGGTTCCGAACTCAATCCAGAACTGATGGAAAGCCCTGTCTGCACCCTTTTTCACTTTGCCGCCTTGAGCCACTTTCGCCTTTCCGGTTCCGGCCTTCACGTATCCGACGATTGCCGCGCCAGTGCCGCTTTCGGCGTAACGCACAGACTTAATTTTCACCGCTCTCGCAAGGTTGCCCGTTGGCCCTTTTGGCGAGTTTGCCTTCAACGCTGCCACGGCCGGAAGCATTGCACGCTTCACGGCTGCGCCTTGCGTGATTGCAGAAAGCCCTTTCGGCAACTGACGGAATCCTTCTCTGAGCTCCTCAAAGTCTGGGAACTCAAACTTTATGGCTGGCATTGCCATCACGTTGCCTCATTGATTCGGAAGTCAAACGTCTGCACTACTGAGTAGTACGGCAGCATCTGGTCATCGGCTGGCAAGTCCACGCCATCGGCCTCAGTCTGCAGCGTGCTCCGCTGGATCGTCACGCCGGCCGTCGTGCCAGTCCAGCCATCCACCGCCAGGCGTACCGCTCGAGCAATTGACTTCACGCTCGTATATGACGTGCCGTAGGTGGTCAGCTGCAGCGTCACGACGGGATTGCCGACGTTGCCAGCGAGCGACTGGGGACGCTCCACCGCAGTCCGTTGATACACAACCAGCGGCAGCGGCGCGCCCTGCGGGGCAATTAGCGGGTACACGCGAGTGCTGATGAGCGAAGAGACGGCCGTGCGGCTCGTCAGGCGTGCGTACAGAAATGCTTCTGGGGCTTCGGGAAGGCTCATGAGTCACGCTTCTCTGTGCAGATGATTTCCTGATAATCCAACCGGTCCTGCTCTAGCACTTGGCCGATCTCTAGCGTGCGGCTGCGGTATTGAATCCGCATGGCAGACGTGAGCCCGTTGAGATAGCGGATCTTTATGCGGTGCGTCATAAATCCAACCGTCTCGGCAAAGCGTTCCGTTTCGCGGGCAGACAGCGAATCAACCGAAGCCCACACAGTGGCAAACGTGGTCCACGCCAGCGTTGGCTCACCCACCGCGTTTCTAGTGGTGGTGGCCTGCTCAATCGTTATGCGTGTCCACATGTCGCCGGCGCGGAGGGTCATCGGTAGCTACCCCATCGCAGCGTGTCGAGCATCGCCTTGACGCCAAACGGCACCTCAGAAAGCGCTGTCTCGGCGGACGCATCGCGGTTGCTCCACAGGTGACCCACAACCATTTTGATGGCAGACTTCACGGCGGCCATGTTCAGCGTGCCAGACCTGTTGGTGTCCATTGCGTCAGTCCAGTAGCCAGTTGGCCCTGCCCACCACGTCACCTCGACGGCGTTCTGATCCATGAGGTGCGATGGCCACGTTCCGCCGTACAGTGGGCGAGCAACGGCAGGCGTAGAGTCGTAATCTGCTCGGTACAGCGACGATGAAAGCGTGGTGAGCGACGAGCCTGCAGTGGGCTTGTACCTGATAACCACAGGGGCGGACACAATCCCCGCATTTGGGTCTACATAGGTGGGTGATGCCGGCGGGCGTGGTAGCTCAATGTCCAGCTGGGGCAGCGTGCCCTGGCGGCCTTCAATGTTGTTCCCGTCGGCCTTGAGCCCAAACTGCACCGGCGAGCCCACGGATCCGTAAAACGAGTCCAGCAGCATGGTGTACTTCGACACAACGAAAGTGCGGTCGCAGTAGTCCTCTGCCCATTTGCGTGCTGTCGTAATCAGGGCACTGATCAGATCGTCATCATCGGAGTTGTCGATGCGTACGTGCAGTTTTGCCTCTGCCGTTGTTACCGGCTCTGCACCTTGCTCGTAGCGTACTAGGCTGCGGTATCTCATCGGCGCTTTCTCCTGCGCGGTGCGTCTGCGGTTTCCACGTCGCGGCGCTCAACGGCCGCCACCTCGAGCAGGGGCTGCTCCTCGACGTGATTGACGGCGTAGCCATGCAGCACAAGGCTCTTGGCTGGCCCCCTGTCCATCACGATCACGTCACCGCGTCTGTACGCTTGGTAGGGCCGAACGAAACGGATACGGGATTGGTCATCTCTCATGCGTTCATCTCCCCGTGTTCAATGCTGCCCCACGCCTCGGGCGGCCTGCGGCCACCCTTGTTCCAGTAGTCGCTGGGGCTCTGGTAGACGGGTTTGAGATCCCGGCCCGGCCAAGTGAACTTGAGTTCCGCGTGGCCAATGGCCACCTGTGGGGCAATGCCCAGCGTGTTGCCAGCGGCCTTGAACTGACGCCAGAAGTGAATATCCGGGTCTGTCCGCGTCACTTCGCCGGCCGGTGCGTCACCCCAATGGCCATCTGGCCTGGGCGTGCCAAGAAACCACGGGGCAGCCGTCCGCTTGAGTGCTGACGAGCGGATAAGCGTGCAGCCGAAATGGGCCGTTTGGACGGGTTGAACGACAGCTTCAAACCACGCATTTGGCAGCTGCACCATGCCAATGGTGCCGTCGTGCCCCTCGGGCGTGAACATGGGCACGCCCTCGTCACGCTTCGTCTGCAGCGGGGCCACAGCGTCGTACCCGCTGATCAGCGCCGCCGTCATCAGCCGTTGAATGGTGTCGGCCTCGTACACGCTGTCGAAATCGACAACTAGAACCCAGTCAGTCCGTTCAATCATGTCCAGCAGGACACGATCTAGGCACTGTTCCCAGAATGC